AATTTAAAATATTTCAACCACCCCTTATATTCGTAATATTTTTTTTTATGAAATGTATTAAGCAATACGCTATTTTGGCGTATCTTTTCTAATATTTCTTCTATGTCGGTCGTCCAACCATTATCCGCCATTATATATTACCATAACAAATGAAAACTCAACCAGCTCGGCGACCACTTTGGAGCATTCGCCCATTTGCGATTGCGACTTCTAAAAGAGGTTCTCCGCTTCTCGTCTTTATGCTTACTGAAATCCTCCATCCCATACGCGCCAAAATGTATCATCTTGCCGTCTGGGTCTTCCACCATATATTTCTTGCCTTTTCTTGTGGAAGGGGAAACCTTACCAACATCATACTTGTCGGCAAGTCGTTGAACCTCACTAATGTTTGAATAATCGCTCAAACCTTTGCCTTCAATAAACGGCGGTAGATTTGAGTTGCCCTTGATTTTCTGCTTCAAAGCAATCTGCTTCTTTGCTTGTGCTGGGTCTATTTCGTCTGCGGTTAAGGGCGTAGCTTTGCTTATGCGTTTTGTTGGACGATAGACTGGGTATTCCTTACCACCAATGTCGCCCCATTCTTCCTTTTCCCATCGTTTAAGATTCTTCGGTTTTCCGTCATCTGTATAAGTTCCGCCCAACTCTTTGTAAAGCTTCACCAAAGCCATACTTCTATATGCCGATGGTTTGTCGTATCTATCATAAACAATATCTTTCGCTTGTTTGTAAAGTTTTGGGTTGTCTATCGTAGGCATCTATAATATTATCAAACATAATAACGCTATTGCTCCTACTAACAAAACCAAAAGGCATATCCCTATCACCTTATTTTGAAACTTTATTTGCTCTTCTATCGGCTCTCTATCTATCTTCGGTAAGAAACTTTCATACAAAGTTTTCGGTTCTTGTTCGCTCCTCAACATTCTACTTTATATACAGATTATTTTTTCCAATCCTTTTCGTTTGGCTCATACACCATTTCGTTCTCTACTGCTTTGCCTTTTGGAACATTTAAAAATCTGGCTGGGTCTATAATTTCAAGTAAGCCTTTCCTATATCGCTCATTGATTTCACCTTCATAATCAATAATTAATGGACTAAACTTTTCAGCCGTAGCATATTGATAAATACGAAGCAAATCGTCCTTATCAACACCTAAACCACCTTCGCTCAATATCATATTTATCTCGCGATGTCCGCTCAATTTTAGCAAAACCAAATACGAGCAGTTATTACGGATTATTTTTGGTATTTTGAAATAGGATTGCGAGAGGAAAATTACACTAACATTCAATTTACGACAACGAATATAGTAATTTTCTACTTTTTTCAAACTGTCGGCCAAAACCAAATCGTCAAAAATTACCAAGTGGTTTTCTTGTTTATCAAACTTGTCTAACTGGGGGGTGTTTTCCAAACCTTCTTTGATTACAATCTGGCCTTCGGTTTTTTGCTCCAACCATTTGTAAAGAGGCTCGTCTTTGTTTCTTGTAATAATATCAACAGAAGCAAATGTTCCTTTGCCTTTGCTAAATAGACCAATGAGATTGACTACAAAATTAGTCTTACCAGACCCAGACGGAGCCACCACACACATACGGAAGGGCAATTTAAGTTTATGTAAAGCATAGTTGGGGTTTTCTGGCTGTTCCAAAAGTTCTTTGGGTAGTCGCTCATACATATTTATAATCCGTCCATTGTTTTCGTCCTTTGGTTCTTCTTTCTTTTTGCGAGGAGGCATTTAGGCAATATATCATATAGAAACATTTTTTTTGGCTAAAATAATTATCTCGGCTTAATTATATAATGGAATACAAACCACCTACGACCGACCGACCCACACCTATTTTTAATACAAAGGATTTTCCAAAAAAAATACCGACGGCTTATCCTCATTTAACAACCAACAAAAAGTAAATTACATTGAAATATTTTGTTAATACTATATATATCAATGTCGGCATACCCACCCCCCACAGAAACATTACCAATTTTTAATGTAAATGAGTTCATCGGCACTACCAATACTTCGCAAGGTGGAGGCGGTGGCGGTGGAGGAACTTTTGTAAATTACCCCACAGCACAAGGACCATTGGCGTTGGTCGGTTTTAATTCAAGCGGAACAAGCACTATCACCAATTTAGTGGTTAATGGAACAACAGATATTAACAACAATGTAAATCTGTCTGGCGATTTAGTTTTAGATGGAGGAAGTGCGAGTATTAATTTTTTGAACGGCACTATTCAAGACAGTGCTTATACTGGTTTGACGAGTTCTGCTGGAACATACCCAGACGCAAACTTGACGATTGATGCGAATGGTAAGATTACGGCGATTTCTGCTGGAACTGGTAGTGCTATACTTACCACCAACAACACTTTTACTGGAACAAACACCTTTACCAATACCGTAGATATTAGCGGAACAACTTTGAATATTGCCGACAACAGCATTCTTGAATGTAATGAGGCAACCGTAAATATTGGAGATGGGGGGCAAGGTGCTTTGAATATTGAATGCCCCATCAATGTAGGTGGTTTTGGCGACATCACATTGCTGAATAGCGACATACTAATGATTGACGATGCGGTCATAACGCAAAGCGGAACAAGGACAATACCAAACGCTATGTATTCAACCAATATTCTCAATGGGTCTTATATCCAGTATAACAGCGACAGCACTCAACAAACTTCCGCCTTTACTGGTGCTGGTGCTCTTGCTGGTTCATATACTCAAACTGCTATGACGGTAGATGCGAATGGTAAAATAACTGCTCTTTCAAGTGGAACTGCGAACGGAGATGCTGATATGTTGTATTTGACGAATACAAGTGGGTGTTTAGATGCCTCTCAAATTGTAGAAACAAATTGGGACATAACAATTGGGTTTCAACCGAGCGGTGTAAGAGCAATTCAAACAAACGCAACAGGGCAGTATGTAGCAGTCGCTCAAAATAGCGTAGGTTATTCTTTTTCAAGTAATTACGGTCAGTCTTTCACTACTAATGGCGGTGTTTATGCGAGTGAAAGAACGAGAGGTGTTGCCTTTTCCGCATCTGGACGCTACTTCTTGGTTCAAACTGGTAATGGTTTCAATGGTAATTTGTATTGGTCGCCTAATTATGGAGCATCTTTTACTGGTTTAATCGGTGGCGGTATTACTTCTACTGCTGATGTTTGTGTAGATACGACTTGTATTGACGCAGACGGAACTCATTTTTATACATTCAATTTACTCTCATCTGCTCCTACACTATATAGGTTTGTATTGACTGGTGCTGGTGCTATTACAACGGCAACAACAACTAACTTTGCTGGAAACACTACATTCTCAAATGTGGGTGCTTTGAGATGTAGTGCTGACGGCAAATATGTAATTTTTAGAGGACAAACTGGCGGTGTTAATTATATTTACTATTCAAGCAATTATGGAGCAACCTTTACAAGAGTTTCAACACCAACAAATACAACGCTGGGTGGCGGAGGTCAAACTGTCGCTGTGTCTAAAACTGGTGAAATTATGGTAGGCGTTTGTAGGAATACATCAAGCGGAAACACCGTCGTATTTGTAAGCAACAATTATGGAGCAAATTGGTTTAGTGCTGGTAATATTTTAGTTAATGCTTCTGTTGGGTTTATATTTGATAGAATAGCAATGAACGGAGATGGAAATATTATAGTAGCCACTGCGGTTGATGATGCTGGAATTGAGTATTTTTACGCAACCTCTAATCTTGGTTTTACTTGGTATGAAGCAACTGGTAGTAATGCTGGTGAAAGATTTTGTGCTTTATCTAACGATGGGTCTTTATTATACTCTATATTGCCGACACCAGCAAACGATTTTGTATCAACTTCCTTTCCATTACGCATAGTCAATACAACTAATTTAGAGGCAAAGCAAGTTGTAGTATCTGTTCCTTCTTATTTTGAGGACTTTTATCATAGCAACAGTTCAACTTCTTTCGGCGACATAATACCATTTACTACATTGGGAGGGGGGACAACAAACATTTTTGGAGGTGCGTTTGATGCTACTCTTCAAACCGTAGGAGAGCGTAGATTGGGAAATCTATTCTTGAACTCGGCTGGAACAAACGAAGTTTATAATATCAGCGATAATCCTTACCGTTTTCCTATGATGAGTTCTATTACTTATGGGTTTATTCCTCTCGGTTCAAGTAATTTCCCCCTTACATCTGGAAGTAGAACAGACCAACTTCAAATATCTATGGCGTTAGGGTTTATGGAAAGTGGTGGAATATCATTAACATTTCCAAACTTTACTGGAACTGGTGTATATTGGCGATTGACCGCAACTACTTCCTCTGCTGTAAATTGGAGTTTATACGAAGATGATGTAATACAATCCACTCTTTCTGGAACTGATTTAACAGGGCAATTGACTGGTAAGTGGTTAAGATGTAAAATATCATTCTATAACAATGGAGCAAACTACTTTGGAGAGTTTTGGAACTTGACTGATAATGCTTATTTTAGAACTAATAACTTTGCGACAAACGCTCCTAACGCTCAAACAAATATGGAACTGTTTTTCGGTGTTGGGTCAAACAACGGAACTACAAAAACGATGGGTGTGGATTATGTTGCCGTAGAATTGAATACCCTACCGCTTGGTGGTTTATCAACTTCATTCCGTTAAATTAAGTAGGGGGTAAAATACTTTTTTTGTTTTATAAACTAAATTACAAAACAAAATATTAGATTTACAATCCAATACTCGCCATCTCAATGAGTATTTCATTTACTTCTCGCCTCGGCAGACGGCCATCTTTCGCATACTTTAACAAAGTCATTTTAAACTTTTTCACCAATTCTTTATTATCGTTTCCAGCAAGGATTTGTCCGCGCATTTTTTCAAACTCTTCCATTTCCTTTTGTTCCGTTTCTTTATCTGGTGAGGGGATTCCGCCATCCATTTTTGCGAGTTTTTGAATATTATACAAATACCTTCTCTCGTCTTGGGACAAAGCATTGATGTCGTCAAAATTAGGCAATGCTCCACCAGATATTTTACTCAAAACATTCTGGACTTCCTTGCCTATGCGTCTTGCTGGGATTTTGTGGATACAAGCGCCACTTGTAAAGCGAATGACGCATTGGCCGTCTTTGAGTTTCTGTTTATCAATCATATAGCGTCCAAACTTGGCGAATCTCTCGGTTTTTCCAATTCCCTCCTTCAATATGGGGGCAGATTTCGTTCTTGATAATCCTCTTCCTCTAATGCCTCGTCCAGCAACAGCCCCTAAAAACTGATTCAACTCTTCAAGGGTTTCCATACCTCTATCGGTGGCGAAAAAATCTCTAAAATTGGGAAAGGTTTTGGATTTTCCACCCAAAGCTTCATTCCCATCTATGAAAGAAAGAACAAATCTTCGCCTCTGTTTCTGGTCTGCCGATATATTTTCTTCTTTTATTTGGCGCTTCAACTCCTTTACAATTCGGCCTCTCAAACTTCTCCATTCATTTGGTTCCAATGTCCTAAAATCAAATGGGGCAAGTCTGCTCTCGTAAGTTCCTTCTGGTGAAGCAGAAGGAAGAAAAGGCATTTGTTCTGCCTCTTGCGCTCGGCTTTCTTGGATAGTTTCAGCAATCTGCTGGGGCGTTGAGGGCACTCCACCAGTTTCCAAAAACGCCTCTGCGAACTTCTCAAAGAAGGGTTTGAAAATTGCTTTTGTAAAACCAAACTTGAATCGTCGTTTCAACTCGTCGCTAATGGCTCCATACTGCTCCAATAAAAACTGCTTGTCTGGGAAAGTCAAACTTCTTACTATGTCGTTGGCTGAACCTTGGTCGGTTATTTTTGAAAGTTCCGCAATAAGTATAGTAGTCAATCGCTCCTCATCAGCAAACTTCTCTGTGATGGTGCGGTTGTCCTCTATTTGCGACGGTTGAGCGGTCTGTTTAAAAAGTTGATTGGCTTGTAGATTTTTACTATCTACGGCAATCTGGGTTCGCAGATTTCCTAAATAGCGTCTTCTAAACTCCTCGGCTGATATTCTTGGTGCGGACATTATATACTTACTATTAGATAAAAATTATTACAAAAAGACTTTTATCTAAAATCAAATTATTCAGCCTCTAATTCTGGGTCTTCGCTCGGTTTTACAAACTCCTTCAATCCCCAAAATCCCTTCTTGTTGCTATACTCCCCCTTGATGCGACCCATCGCCTTCAACTCCTTATTGACCTTCTGCGAACTCGTCCCAGCAAATCCATTATTCGCTAAAACTCCCTTGATTTTCTCGGCACTACAAAACCACTCTCCTTCGCCCTTGCCTTTCCTTACCTCTGGCGTTCCCTCAAATATAAAGCAATCCAAAAGGCCCTTCTTCAACTCCGTTGTTCCCTCTTCGTTTTCATTCTCCTTGTCTTCCTCCGCCTTCGCCAACTCTACTGGTTTCGCAAATGCTTCATACAAAAGCATAACAAAGGCATTCGCCCACTCTTCGCTACTTGCCTTGTCTTTAATGGTTGGGTCTGCTGGTAAATACAGTTTCAACAGAAAGTCTGGTTCTCCGTCCTTCTTGCGCTTGTCTATTTCTGCTTGGGATTTGAATTGAATACTACTACTAAACTGGTATGCGGTTTCCAAACAATCTGGGCTACTAAATGGGGGCAAGTCATTACACATAAGCATCGCCCTTGCTTGAATACAAAACTCCACTGGGTCTTGATACAATCCTCTTGCTTTATGGCTGTCGCCTCCACTACACAAGCGTTTGAAAATCTCACCATTGAGTTTGACGGCATTTCCACTACTGTTTTCTGGGACTTCTTGCGAAACCGCCAACCGAGCAAATTGTAGGGGCAAAATCCAATAGTTCTCCTTCTCTACATCGCCAGAGGAGCGTTGTTTCATCAACAAATTAGCAGACTGGATAGTTGCGTAGTATCCACCAATCGCATTCTTACCAAGAACTTCAAACACACCCTTACCACAATTTCGGTTTCCCATATAGGTCGCCCAATTCTTATCCTCTACACACCCAGCTACACCTCGCGCCAAAAATCGCATCGCTGTATCATACTTGGCGTTGAATAGATGTTTCAACAAATCCTTTTCTATGGTTTCCATTGTTGTCTTATTTGGTGAGTCAAAATAGTTGCCGAATTGGCGGTGTATGATGACTGGCGTATAAACCTCTATTTTCTGCTGTTTCAATTCAGCCCAAGTCTTAAACCACCGCTCCTTGAAGTCCAAAACACCATCTACAAAGCATAGGCGGTATTTCGTAGTGCTGTGGAACTTCTTATACAATTCTGGGTCTTCATTTTCCTCCTTGACTTTATCCATCAACGCCCTCGTCAATGCTCTTGCTCCTCCTTCCATTCTTGAATGGGGCAATCTATCCCCCTTTTTGCTTACCCTATACAAATCACATTTCATAAAATAACAAAAGCAAGAGGACATAACATTTTCCTTACCAACAGCCCAAATATTTCCCTTCTTCATAAAATACTGACCTTCATAGTATTTCACAAACTTCTTTACATCGCCCCAGATTTTTCCAATCGCATCTTCATCATCTAAAATCTCACCCTTGTAGTAAGTTTCTTCTATCTCTTCACTTTCAATAATCGCAGACAAGGGCGACACTTGCTCCGTCTTGCGACGCTCAATCACATTATCCAAAACACCATCCAGCTCCTTGACTACAAACTCTACATTCTTGAATCCAGTCTTGGTGCGGACATATTCATTCATTTCTTTCAAACTACATTCAAAGTTTATTTCTGGCGATGGAGGCGGTATTGTGAAACCATCGTAGCCCCAATCCACTATACCTTTGGGGATGACCTTTGCCTCAATCAAATACTTGTATGCTCGGTAAGTTATTTCATTCTCAATCACTCCACAAAAATACGACATCACTCGGTTCTTCCTACTCCAAAGTGTAGTGCTATACTCCGCCGATTCTTCATTTGAGGGCAACGGAATATCCTTACACAAAATATTTTGTAGATTTTCATTATTAATATAAACCAAATCAATAATGCTCTTCGTTTTATTATAAAAAGCGGAGTAGTATGGGTGAGGTAGAGTAGTATTACGCAACGCCTTCGGTCTGCGGATTTCCACATCTTTCCCCTCCAAGTTGCGTTTCTTCCCTTGCTCTATGTCTTTCGCCCAAGCGCTAAAACCGCCTCCATAGATGGTCTTGTTAAACAGCCATTTTATATCACCCTTCTCCAAGGGCTCCTCCTCCTCTACACTATGGTATTTAATTAAGGTGTCGCATACACCATCAAAATTATTGATTACATCTCTGTATGCCTTCATATCCTCCCCATTCTTCTCCCCCAATTCGCTTAAAATCGTCATATGTCCTTTCCGTTGGTCTATATCTATCCAATTTTGATATTTATAAATTGTGTTCTTGATTACTCTCGGCATTGCGATTAAAGCGGAGTAGTAGCGTTTAAACAGCGGATTAGGGGTAGGCATTTCCCCTTGCTCGTTGGCGACCATTTCGTCAGTAGTCCAACCATTCTTGTAGCGAAACTTCTTGGGGATTTCGGCATATCTGCGTCCCAAATTACCCTTCCTCGCCTTCAAAACAAACTTCAATTGGTTATTTGTAATACGCTCTATCAGTTTTACAAACTCCGCCCTACTCTCTGGGGATACAACTTCGTTTCCATATTCATCTTTGGTTCGGTCGTCCAAAATAAGCTTGGCTAATTGTAGGTCTATGTTTTCTACCATTTCACCCTCTATCAGTGTGTATTTTTGCGTTGATAGGGCAGTTGTGTTGATTTTCCATTTTTCAATAAACTTCATATTATATGCTTGATATAATAAGAGGATTGCTTTTAAGTCAGTTAATCAAATGTAGTTTTAACAGAATAGAAGGGAAATCTATCCCTCCCCAATTTCCCCCAGTTTTTTGGGGGAGAAAGCCCTTCCCAATAGTTTTCTATATAAAATATATTTTTCATTTAGAGTGGTTTTTTAATTTTCTATATAGACTCTTGGGAGTAGTGGTTTTAGGGGAGTAGTATATTTTTTTGGAGTAGTTAAGAAATATAGAGTATATGGATTACTAATACCCTTATAACCCTATTTTGTATTCTCCTTTAATTGCTTTTAAGTCAGTTAATTAAATGTAGTTTTAATAAAAGAAGAGAAAGAAAGCCCCCCCAATATAATCCAACAACCTCCTCTATTTCAAATGTGTGAAGAAGTCGTATAGTAGAATATTTCTTACATTTATAGTGTTTTTTAATTTTCTATATAGACTCTTGGGAGTAGTGGTTTTAGGGGAGTAGTATATTTTTTTGGAGTAGTTAAGAAATATAGAGTATATGGATTACTAATACCCTTATACCCCCTATTTTGTATTCTCCTTTACCTCTATTACCCCCTCTCCGCCCATATCACCATCAGCATCAAACGCGGTCATCATAGCCCCTTTGAGTTCTGGATGGCGACGCAGTATGTCTTTGTAATGTTCCATAAGTTCAAAGACATCGCCAGTCATTCGCCCCCATCTTCCACAGACCTTATCATCAAGGTTGTGCTTTAATTTGACTCGCCTTGTTCTTACTAACTCATTCACATAATCTCGGTTCTGCTGGTAGTATTCCCTTTGATACGATTTTGCGTCAAATGTGATGGTCTTCTTCTCCCTTGTTTCGCTTTTGTTTTTTTCTGTTAATAAGGACATTTATAGTATATATAGTGTAATATCTTTAAGTGGTATATTAAAAAACATTTTTAACCGCATCGCTTATTAAAAGAATGTTCCGCAGAAGTTTCTTTTCTTCTAATAGAATATAATGCCCCACTTTTTAATGAATCACAAAGATATAGACGGAGGTTTGGTATGGAGGGGATTTTCTCCTCGCACAATAACCGACCGCCTACCGAAAGATAAGACAGCAACGCTTCCATTCCGTTTTGGTGGGTCTAATGTAAGACTATACGCCCATTCAAGATAGTTTTAGCAAAATAATTTACTATATATAATGTATATAGTATGCGAACCTTGGTGCTTAACGAAACGAACATTGTAGGAGCCAATAACAATACGCTAATTTACTCGTTTCCATCGTCAGTGGATTTGACTGGTTGCGAAGTGGCTGTTTCTAATATTACAATGTATTACTCTTGGGATAATATCAATGCTACAACATTACAGAACAACACTTTTTCATACACTTGGGTGAGTGGTGCTACGGCAACTACTTACCAAGTTGTTATTCCAAACGGTTTGTATGAACTGGCTGATATTAATGCTTACCTCCAATTTGTCTTTATCCAGAACGGACACTACCTCGTAAATAGCACATCGCAGAATGTCTATTATGCGGAATTGATAATCAACCCTACGCAATATGCCGTCCAAGTAAATACCTTTGCTGTGCCTACATCGCTCCCAGCTGGATTTACTAACCCAGCTGGTTTGGTTTTCCCTACAACAACCTTCAATCCAGTATTGACTTTCCCAGCCAATTTTAATGAGATTGTAGGATACTTACCCAACTTCGCAACGGACATCAACACTGGTGGAGGCAACACATTGTCTTATTTATCAACGGAGGCACCGCAACTCCAACCCAACTCGTCGCTTTTGATTGCGATGAGTGGAATAGACAACAAGTATGCGAATCCGTCTTCTATCATTTATTCGGTCGCCCCCAATGTTGCTTTGGGTGAGCTGATTGTAGAAAAACCAGCCCAGTTCAATTTCAATAGATTGTTGAGTGGAACATACAACCAAATACGACTACAATTTCTCGGCAACAGACTTACGCCAGTAGTTATACGAGATGCGAATATGACTATCATTTTGGTTATTAAAGACCAAGACGACTTGTTTAGTGATATAGGCGCAAGTCGCTCATTTGGAACTGGTGGCCTAACACACCAAGCACAACTACGAAGCGGTTCGGCATCTTCGGCTGGAAGCATCACTGGAACTGGATATGGACGGCGGTAAGCGCTAATAATTATTTCTCTTGCTTAATTATATAATGAATCCCAATGGTGAAATGACGGAGCAAAACCTTACTCGGCACTTTGAAGAGTTTAGCAAAGAAGCATCAAGACTGATGAATGAATTGAAAAACGCCAAGGAACATAAGGAGGAAAGCGCTATACAGAAGCAGTTGGGTTTAGTTCAATCCATAAACACACACATAATCAAACTGCGAAACATTAAGAAGAAGGCGAAAGATTCACTTTAAAATCTTTGGTATATTTATAGAAATGGTGTTTGTTGTTCGTCCCCACACAATTCAAGGAAAAGTTATAACTGGTAGAGCCAAGGCAGTCAAGGGAACTGGCGGAAGTGTGCTTTTGAATACTGGCGGTGCTGGTGGTGGGTCGTCATATATGTCTATGGAGGATTATTTGAGAACCACACAAAGAGGAAAAACAATGGGTCTGGGTTTAGGCGGAGCCATTCAAAGAAAACTGGAAGGTTTAGCGGTAAAACCAGCCGACCAGAAATACAAGAAGAGGAAGGCCAACATCAATTTTGAGCTTTAAGTATTTAGTAGTAATTACGCCGATTTTTTATCTCGGCGTAATTTATAAATGTCTGGTGATACTCTCGTATATGATTTATCCACAATGACGGAGGGAACTCCCCAAGTGTTCGTCAAAAAAGATTGGCTCAATATTTTAGACAATCAAAACGGAAACTATCAAGGAAATCAGTCCGTTGTAGATACTTCCCAGTTGGCGAACTCCAACAAGTATATGAATTACAGAGAGGCTTATTTAGCCGTTCCTATGGTTTTGACCGCGTCGTCCAGCGCTGGTGGTTCTTTTTTTGCTACTACTGGACCAGTCAATCCTCTTACTTCTGCTGACTTGGTGTTTGGCTTGAAAAATTGGTTTGGTTCTATTATCCATTCATTCACTCTTGATTATAACGGCACTACTATAATTCAACAAACGAGTTTTTGCGGTATGTATAACTGCTTCCGCTTGATGACTACCCTTTCTTTGAATGATATAACGGTCAATGGCGCAGATATGGGTTTCTACCCAGATGACCCTTTGGCTTGGGGTTATTCTACTGCTGGAACGGATGCTGGTATTGGAACTGTAAATAATGCGAATGCTGGTGCTTTCCCCATTGTTAGTGCTGTTTTTGCTAATTACGACCAGACCAATGTTGGTCTTCTTAAAAGACAGCAGTATATTGCTTTTGATTTAGGTGCCGTAGCTGGTGTAGTGAGTGGAACAACCCCAGCAAACTCCCTTACCTATGGTGCTTTATTTACCGCTCAATCTGCGAATCAGCAATACAAGTCTTACATCTTTAACAAGACAGCTACTTCCATTCAGTATGCTATTATGGCGACAATCCATTTGAAGCATATTCACAACTTTTTCCAGAATGTCCCTCTATTGAAGGGTGTGTTTATGAAGATGACTATTAATTTGAATCAAACGAGTGTTGTTTTGACTACTGCTACTGGTGGAACTACTACCGCTACTTATGGTGTTGCTGGTGTCGCCACTACTGGAACAAGTGTAGAGGTTCAGTCGGCTCTTGGAGGTGTTTCCCCCATTATGATTGCCTCGGCCAAGGGTCAAGCTGGTATAGCTTTGAACGCCGTAGCTGGAACCACCATTGTTAGTTTAGCAGTTGGTTCAAGACCTACCAACCCTCAACAGAGTGTTAATGGAACTACTATCCAGCAGTCGCCTTTTACCAACTCTATTCAGCTCTATGTCCCAGCTTACACTTTTGCTCCCAGTTATGAAGATGCTTACTTGTCGTCCCCAGTTAAGACTGTTGTCTATACCGATATTTACCAGTATCAGTTCTCGGTTCTTGGTGGTGGTTCTACTGGATTCAATCAGCTTATTACCAACGGTATTGCGAATATCAAGAGTGTGTTAGTGATTCCTTACTATGCCCCAGCCGACAACGGAGGATTACAGCCCTATCAGTCGCCTTTTGACCCCGCTGGTGCTGGTGCGACATCCCCCTTGTGTTTGCTTACCAATTTCAATGTTGTTGTAGCTGGTGCGAATATGATTTACAACACACAGCAGAGGTCTTACGAGCAGTTCTTACATCAGTTAAGAGGCTGTAATGCCGTCAATGCGGATATGACTGATGGCTTGACTTCTGGTCTTATTAGCAAACTTGGCTTTGAAATGGAACAGTCTTATTACTATGTTGATTGTAGTAGAATGCTTCCCGTAGAGGAAGCAGTTCCCAAGTCGGTTTCCATTATCGGCACCAGCAACAGTCAAAAGGCATTGAACTTCTTTGTCTTTGTTGAATACGGAGTCCAAGTTTCTATTGATGTTCTTACTGGGTCAAGGGTGTAGAGTAATTTTATAGATTGATATATTTTTTGGAAGAGAACAAAACTATTTAGAAAAAATAAAAAGCATTTATCTAACATTTAGTAAAAGCCATCTTATTTTATTATCTCGGTGGATAATATAATGGAAGTCGTAAGAATAAAAGCGTCGCCGAAACAACTATCAAAGTTGAGAAACGGCCACCGAGTTAGTGTGAAACCAGCAATGGAAGGAGAAGGCCTCAATTTGATTATAGACCCCAGCCAATATAACGCAATCAGTAGAACTTTTTCAAAAGGTAAGGGAAAGATGGTTCAGTTGTCGCCAG